CAAGGAATGGCTGAACATCGCCTTCTTCTGGCACAAGATTTCCAGGACGCCAAGTGTTGAAGAATTTCTTGTCATATTCTTCAAAGATAATTTCTCTGTTTGGCATGTATATCGGAAGATCAACCTTTGGCAGTGCAGGATTGCGCAGTGCATTTCCGGACGGATTGCCCTTCTCACTATGAGCATAGCGATCGGAATATTGCTCCTTGTCGAGTTCGATTAAAGTTCGAGCGTGATAAAATCGTTTCACCCCTATGACATACACCCATCCATCCGGCAGATCGTCAGCAAGCATCGAATGAGCAAAAGCATCAGCGTCCTCGCCAGACAGTATTCGGATTTGATCTGTGGCGCCATTCAACAACACATCATCAATACCCTTGCCTGCATCATCCGGCCAGTCCTCGATGCAGATTTCTTTGACTCCAAGATTGGCAAGCTCTGATCGGAGGGACAAATAGAGCGAGCTTACAGCCTTTCCTACGATGTATTCTTCCTTGGCTATAGGTTCGTCCTCTAAATACTCCCCAGAGCCTGCATTTTTGTCGTAAGCGATGTTTGTTCCCTTTCCCTTGTCAGAATCAAATGACAGCAAAACACGCTGTGGCTTGACAAGCTTAATGGCATCAATGGCCAAACGCCAAACTGAAATGCCAGGAAGACTAATCGTATATGTGTCAGTCATCGATGTGGCAATGTCAGCCTTGAATTCACCTTCTGTTATTCTCAGAGTTTGAATAACCTTCGGACGAGCTAATGGCCAATGTATTTTCGCCTTTGCTGCTGTTCCATTGACATATTTAACTTCGCCTGTCTTTTTGTTTGGCGAAGGATTGCTGCTTAGCAAAAGATACTTTGAAGCTGGTGTTGATGGATTGTCAACGCGGATTTTTATTCCGTGAATTTTTCCATCAGAATCGCGCAATGGGATTGCAATTCCACTTCTGCCAGCAAGATCAATTTCGCCAGACTGATTGATATAAAATCCAGGAACTGCAGAAGCAATCAGAGCATCACGCCCAATTTCAGCTACGATTTTTTCAACAATTTCTCTGCGTCGTGTTGGGAAAGTTTTGTATTGAAGAATCTCAATTTCATTTTTCGAAAAACCACGGGAGATCAGCGTTTGAAGGCTGTCTTGGGATAATTCGAGTTTGCCAATCAGCGTTTCGTAAACAACATCAAGCTCGACTCCTTTGGATGTTTTCGAAATGTTTTGAATTTTTAATTTTTCTCTTATTGTGGATCTTTGTTTCATGTCTTTTTGTATTTATGAATACCAGGACGGATATCATGGATCTTTATTTTCGCGCAGAGCAAGACGAAAAAAATAAAAAAATTTATTGTTGCCGAGAAATAAAAAGTCGAGCATCATGCGAATCCACAAACCCAAACTAACAGAAAGAAAAACAGACATGACTGAAATAGATCAATCGACAGTATACATCATACAGCAACCACGTCCTAAGGAAAATGGTTGGACTCCTAATTTCGAGCCAGCCACAAAATACGGAAAGCTAACGACAGTTTTCGATGCTGGTGATCGTGCGTATGCTGATCCCACTGCAGCACGCAAAAAGATCATCAGCAAACTAGCCAATTTTGATTGCGATAAGGACTTTTTACTTTGGGCAAATTTTGGCGATCCAGCGTGCCTTTGGATGACTATTATGGCACTCGTTGCCACAGGTCGCACAAAAATCAAATATCTTTACTGGTCACGTGGCAAGTCGGCCACTGGCATGAGCAATGATAATGGATTCTATTTCCCAGTTGAACTGGATGTGACGAGCATTTCTCGTTAAAACACAAAACAGCAGAAAGACAAAAATGAGCAAACAAATAGTGGACTTCGCTGAAGACTCAGCGGAAAATCAACAGCCAAGCTCCGGAGAGCTTGTGCAAGTTAGCGCACTGGCCAATCGTCTGATTCAGATTGACACAGCCAAGACGAGCCTTTACGAGCAGATAGCAAAGCTCGACGAGGAATACGACCGCATTCAGTCGGCAGACTTGCCAGGATTGATGGATCAAATTGGTTTAAAGACCTTCACGCTGAGCACAGGTGAGACAGTCATCGTCAAACCCATCATCAAAGGTGGATTGCCAACTGAGTCTTCCATACAAAAAGAAACAGACCCAGAAAAACGGGCAGAGTTGCGCGAACGATTTGAGCAAGGATTGATTTTCCTTAGCAAGAGTGGTGCAGGTGCAATGATCAAGAATCTGGTTTCTGCCGAGCTTGGAAAAGACAGCAATGATCTGGCTAGTGCTGCAGTTGAAGCTCTGCGTGATCTTGGAATCGATCCATCCGTGACTCGTGGTGTCAATCCAATGTCGCTAAATGCATGGATCAAGGAGCGCATCGCCTCTGGTGCTGACATTGATCACGATATTTTTAAAATTTACTCTGGCTCAAAAGCCGAAGTGAAGCAACCAAAGAGCAAGAAGGGATTCTGACCAAAGTGTCAGATCAGACCTTGCAAAAACCACTGGGCGATACGTCCAACATCAGAAAGTAAAATATGCCTCAGGCAACAAAACCACAAAAAGTGAAAACCGAAGAAAAACAACTCGCTCCTGTCCAGCAAACGCTGGCCACTGCAGCACCAATTAACTCTCTGTTCGCAGAGGACGCTGGCGTCGGTCAGGAAAACATGGATCGCAACGATTACGCCATTCCGCGTATCCGCATCCTCCAAGACTTGTCTCCTCAGGTCAAGAAAACCGAACAAGGCTACATCAAAGGAGCAGAGGCAGGCATGATCTGCGATCCTGTGTCTGAGCAAGTGTTCAGTGGCGAGCATGGCGTGCTCGTTATCCCAATCTCATATCGTCGCTCGCACATCGAATGGCGCACACGTGAGAAAGGTGGCGGAATTGTCGCCGACCATGGTGCCGATGGTGCCATTTTGGATCAGACCAAGAAGGACGATCGTGGCCGTGCGATCTTGCCCAATGGCAACCAGATCACAATCAATGCGGAATATTTCGTGTTTGTTGTCGATCCGACCACTGGCTCGCACACCCCATATGTGCTCGGCATGTCCGGAACTCAGCTGAAGAAGAGCCGACGCTGGAACACCATGATCAACCAGTTGAGGATTCAACATCCTTCTGGCTCAGGAACAATTAATCCTGCGATGTTTTATCGCACCTACAAGTTGAGCACAGAGCCAGAGCGCAACGAGCAAGGCAGTTGGTTCGGTTGGCACATCACCCCAGACAAAGCCACTGTAGAGATGCCAGACGGCGAACAACTCTACTTGGCTGCGCGTGAATTCCGCAAACAGATCGCAGCTGGTTCGGTCAAGGTTCAACAGAGCGATGACACCTCAGAAGTGGCTATCGATTCTGAAGATTCCCCCATGTAGGACGCCCTAGTGCTGGCTGGCCAGAAATGACCAGCCAGCATCTACACAAACAGAAAGATATTAATGAAACAAAGAACAAACGAAATTACAATCATAGGAGCAGGAATGGCTGGCCTTCTTGCTGGCAATATGCTGCGTCGTCATCAGATTACAATTCTTGAGAAGAAGCAGTTTCTGCCAGAAAATCATACAGCAGTTCTACGCTTCCGTAGCACAGCAGTCAGCGATGCAACTGGGATCCCTTTCGACAAGGTTAAAGTTGACAAGGCATTCTGGGATGGAGAACGCATTTGCTCATCAGTTAGCTTAGCACAGGCCAATTTGTATTCCTACCGAGTCACTAATGGCCACATTCACTCGCGCAGCATCAAGAATCTTGAGTCAGAGATTCGCTACATTGCTCCGAATGATTTTGTTGCACAGATGGCAAAGAATCTCCAAATTAAATTTGGCGAATCTTGCGATAGGCCAAGACAAGATCATCCAGTCATCTCAACGATGCCAATGCCAGTTATGATGAAGATGGTCGGTTGGGAGGAAATGCCAGATTTTGCATTTGAGCCAATTTGGACTGTTCGGTGCAAAGTCATCAATCCACACTGCCATGTTTATCAAACCATATACAGCGTATGTGACGATTCTTGGTATCGCGCCACACTACAGAAAGACCTTTTGATTCTTGAATTCACAGCAGACCCAAGTCACTTAGGCCTAGGGAATGTTTGTCAGGAAGCACTTGAGATCATTATCGGTCATGGCATTAATGGCAATCATGTTCATATAGAAACTGAAAACCCAACCATCAATCACCAGCCATTCGGAAAGATTGCTTCAATAGACGAGGGACTTCGTAGGAGATTCATCCTCCACCTCACAGACAAGTGGAACATTTATTCCCTTGGTCGATTTGCCACTTGGCGATCTTTGCTGCTCGACAATCTTGTCGATGACATCAAGCACATTGAAAAAATGATTACTAATGGCTGCAACTACGAAAGACGCTTAACAACCTACTAATATGAAAGTTAATTTAATTGATTACACACAAGACGCTGTAGAGAAATTAATCTACACAAAATCCACTCGTTTGACACTTGGCAAAGACACTCGTGAAAAAATCCAAGCTATGGATGAATACGAGCAATCCCAGGAGTTGATCTATATGGCAGCAACAATTCCCTCGTCTTGGGAATTTGTGAATTACACATTTGAAATCCTGGATGTGTCCCGTGCATTCACTCACCAGTTTGTGCGCACTAGAACAGGCTCCTACGCGCAGCAAACCATGCGTATGCTGAACATGGAGCGATTCAAATATGTCACTGGCCCAACAATTGAATCAGATCCTGCTCGCAAGAACATATATGACAAGTGCATGGCTGATATTAATGCAGCCTATCAAGCTCTTGTTGAAATGGGTGCTGAAGTTGAAGATGCACGTGGCATCTTGCCGACAAACATCTGCACCAACATTATTGCTCAATTCAGCTTACGCACGCTTTCCGAAATGGCAAAGAGCCGCACTGGCGGTCGCACACAAGGCGAATATCGCCAAGTTATGCAAGCTATGGCCGATGCTGTCATTGAAGTCCATCCTTGGGCCGAATTGTTCCTGTATCCAGACGTGTCAAAGCAGGTAAAGAAGCTCGAAGAATTTATCGAGCAACTACTTGCTGAAGGAAAAATCACTAAGGAAGAGCGATTCAATGCTCTAAAAACCTTTGACACAATCAAAAGGAGAGTAAAATGAAGGACAAATTGTGGATCGGGTTTGATCTTGATGGAACACTTGCTCATTATGACCACTGGCGTGGAGCTAGTCATATTGGGGAGCCAATTCCTTACATGATTGATAAGTTAAAGGACTTATCAAAAAAATTCAGAATAAAGATATTTACAGCTCGTGTTGGTAGCGTTTATCCTGATCAAATTGATGAATGCAGAACAGCAATAATTGATTGGTGCAAGAAACACATAGAGCTAGAGCTTCCAATTACTTCTGAAAAAGACCAACACATGATAGCTTGTTATGATGACAGAGCCAAGCAAGTATTGTCAAATTCTGGAATCTGCATTGAGGAAGAGTTGAAAAGAATAGTTCTGGAATATGAAGTTGGAATAATCGACATTCATCAACTAAGAGACTCGGTGACTAAATTAACAAAGGTGCAGAATGTATGAATAAAACAGTACCTGAAATCTTCGAAGAAAACATTGAAACATACAGAGAGAGGCAGTCCTCCTACGGACCAACATATCGCAACTATGGCACTATCATGATGGGTTTATTCCCGAATGGAATTTGCGTCAAGGATGCTGAAACATGGAACAGGCTTGGTGTCATTCAAGCTTGTGTTACAAAGCTAGCAAGGTTTTGTCACAACCTTGATCACATTGATTCTGCTCATGACTTGAGTGTCTATGCAGCAATTCTTGAGGAGCTTACTCGTGAGCATCATTCTCGACTGGCAAGGGATCAGAGTTGATGAATCGACAGGCAAGTTCAAACTCGTTTTCTCAAAAGAGGAAAAGCGTAGGCTGTGTGCAGTTCGATGTTGTAGGAATGATCGTGCTGAAGAGGTATATTTCTACAGAGAAAAACTTATCAAGACCAAAAGAAAAATATGCAACAAGTGCCGCACAAGACTATATCGAGCCAACAATCCTGTTAAAGATGCATTCCGACAACTCAGATCGTCAGCCAAAAAACGAAAAATCCAATTTGATATCAATTTTCAAGAGTTTGAAGCTCTGGTTTCTAAAACCAACTACATCTCTGAAAAAGGAACATCTCGCGGCTCGCTCCACATTGATCGCATTGATCCCAGTCAAGGCTATTGCTTTCGGAATCTGCAAGTCCTGACTTGTTCCGAGAACATCGCAAAAGGAAACAGAGAAAGATTCATCAAGGACAGAAAATTCAACCTCCCAACAGAAAATGAAGACCCATTCTGAACAAGAAGAGTTCCTGCTTAACTTTTCACCCAGCAGGCGCGAACCAAAAATCAAACGCAATGCACCTTGCAAATGCGGCAGTGGCAAGCGAGCAAAACACTGCTGTGCAAAATACAATCCAAACGACAGAAAGACAAAACCATGATAATATTTGATACTGAAACCACTGGCCTCCCAGGACCAGACGCGATGCTGCTTGACAAGCAACCTCACATCATTGAGTTTGCTGCTGTTAAGTTAGATGACGAGACTCTTGTCCAAACAGACGAGATTGAATTTCTCTCACATCCTGGGATGAGATTGCCAGATGAGATTATAAAAATAACAGGAATAACAGACGCTGATCTTGCTGATAAAAAACCATTTAGTGCTTGGATCCCAAAATTGCAAGAATTCTTTCTTGGCGAAAGAATCATCATTGCACACAACTGCGAGTTTGACTGCAAATTGCTTGAAATAAACCTTCGCAGAAATGGCAAACAATACCACTTCCCTTGGCCTATAAAGCGATTCTGCACAGTAGAGGCAACAACTCACATCAAAGGTTATAGGCTGAAATTGGCTGATCTTTACAATTTGGCAACCGATGGTGGTGCATTTAAAGACGCACATCGAGCAATCAACGACGTGAAGGCTCTTGCAGTTTGCGTTCGCTGGATGAAGAAGGAGGAATTGCTGTGAAGTTGACAATTCAACAAGAGCAAGCCATCGTAAGTGTTGGAAAGTGGATAAAAGAACGATCCATAACTCCTGAAAATTGGCTTTTTACCATTTCTGGTTTTGCTGGCACTGGAAAAACAACACTTCTTCAACATTTGATAAATAGCCTTGGTGATAAACCGATCTGTTGTGCTCCCACAGGAAAGGCTGCTAGCGTTTTGAGCAGCAAGCTTCCTGGGATTTCCGTTCAAACCATTCATCAGATCCTTTATAAGCCATCCTCGAAGAATCTAGACACACTCGATAGACTTGTTGCAGCAAAGGTTTCCTATATCGCTGAGAATCCTGAGCCAGATATCAAAATTGTCAAAAGGCTCGACACAGAAATTGCTCAAGAAAAAGATAGGATTGCTTCAATGAAGGTGTCTTTTAGCATGAAGGAAAATACCGAGAAGCTAAGGAACAAACTTATATTCATTGATGAAGGCTCTATGGTGAGCAAGAAAATGCTTGAGGATTTCTCGAGGATAGGCTGCAAAGTGCTCATGGTTGGTGATCCATTTCAGCTCCCTCCAGTAAATTCAAAGTCTTGGTTTGCAGATCGTGAGCACGATGCTTGCCTGACAGAAGTTATGCGTCAAGCACTTGATTCAGCAATCATACGCTTGAGCATTCAGATCAGAGAGCGATACATAAAACTATCAGATTTCACCTCTGGCGATTGCATCCTTTGCACAAAAGATCAACTCTCGCCAGAAGACTGGCTCGACTGCGATCAGGTTTTGACTGGAAGCAACAACTCTCGCCACAGGATAAATAGATTTTTCCGCAAAAGACTAGGATTTGAGCAAAGTGAATTGCCAGTTGCTAATGAGAAAATGATATGTCTGAAAAATGATCACTACAGAATGCCTTGCTGGATAAATGGCGTTCAATTTAGAACTACTGGCGATTGTAAAGAAACAGATGAAGGACATATTGGAATATTTGCCGAATATGAAGGTGTTCACTTCAATGGTCAGGAATTTTATGAATACGATTGCTTGAGTCACTACAAGAAAGATGCAGAACAACTCGACATAACAATGCGCGATGGTTTGTTTGAGTGTGATTATGCTTATGCCATAACTTGCCATAAAGCACAAGGTAGCGAGTGGGACAAGGTTATTGTTGCAGATGACAAGATGCGTGAAGAGGACAAAGATTTCCGAGCTAAGTGGCTTTATACTGCAGTAACAAGAGCTAAAAAGAAACTCATAGTCACACAATGAAAAATATCATAATAATTGATGGGAATAATATCGCAATGCGTAATTTCCATAAACTTCCAGAATTAAGCAATGGTGCTGGAGAACCAACTGGTGCAATTTATGGTTTTTTCAACACACTTCTATCACTTAACAACAAATTCAAGCCAGACGAGTTTGTTGTCTGTTGGGATGGTGGCAGAGCAGCTTGGCGTAAAGAGCTATATCCTGAATATAAAGCCAATCGCATCAGAAGTGAATCTGCTGATCTTTTCTATCCACAACTTGAAGCCATTCGGAAAATTTGCGATATGTTAAACAATGTTCAGACACTTCATGTTATCGGATATGAAGCAGATGATCTTATTGCTGCTCGTGTGTTTGCTCTTAAAGAAAACTACAGCAACATCAAAATTTATTCCAGTGACGAGGATTTTGTTCAGCTTGTTGATTTTGGAGTTTCTGTCATTAACCCAAAAAATGACGAGCCAACTGAAGTTCTGAAAAAATACGAATGCTCTGCTAGACATTATCTTTATGCAAAATGCATGGCTGGCGATTCATCAGACAACATATTTGGATTTCGAGGAGTTGGGATTCCGACTGCTTTAAAATTCATAAAGAATTTCGATCCAAAAACGATCCATAAACTTTCTTCAGAGGAAGTCCTCGCTAAAGCTAAAAAGGCTGGCAAAGCAATTAGCCAGCTAACCCGAGAAACATTTTCATCAATCGTCATGCGAAATTATAATATGATGAGTCTTGAATATGCAGCCTCTATAGCCGATAATGAAAAGATCTTGGCAAATCTTAGAGTTGGCAATTTTCAAGAAGATGCTCTGCTTGAAGAATTCTCAAGATACAATCTCATAAGACATAAAGAAAGAATACAACAATTCAAAAATATCACAAATCATGCTAACACAAATCAGGAACAGAACTGAACACTCTCACAGGATTGCTTACGGAAAACTTGAAAGCGTCCTTGAGTGCCAAAAGACAAATGCTGCAGCCATAACTGACAAGAATGGGACTTGGGGACATGTGCGATGGAGCAAGCTCTGCAAGTCAAAAGGAATAAAGCCAATTTTCGGAGCAGAAATTTCTGTCGTCCGAGATATGGAACTTCGGGAAAAGCAGCCAGCAAATGGCATGACATTTCTTGCCATAAACAATGATGGTCTTAGGGAACTTTACGAGCTTGTTACTCTTTCAACAGAGAAATTCTACTATTTCCCAAGACTTGACTACAACTGTGTTGCGGATCTTTTGAAGACAGGGAATCTTGTCTGTTTGAGTGGATCAGCACCAGACTTTTCACTAATCAAATCAGGAATGAAGAATTTCTACATTGAGTTGAATCAATTGTGTCCAAAATTCTTCATCGGCAATGCTAAGAAGCTCGGATACAAACTGGTTGCTTCTTGTGATAACCTTTATCCTAGGCCAGATGACAAGGCTGCATATGAAATTGTTATAGGTGAAAATCGCACAAGCAGAACAGCTCCTGGTCATATTCTTAACATTTGGGAGTGGCAAGAAATATGGCCAGATCAGGAAGATGCAATAGCTGTTGCAGATGAGATTGCTGAGATTTGTTGTGCGAATCTTCCAAGTGCTGAAATGGTTCATCCTATTGTTGATAAAACACTGCAAGAAATGTGTGTTATTGGCGCCAAGCAACTCAACATCGACTTGAAGGATGAAGTTTACAAGCAGCGTCTAAAACGCGAGTTGGACTTGATCAAAGAAAAGAAGTTTGAGGACTACTTTTATGTTGTTGCTGATATGGTCAATTATGCGCGTGAGCACATGCTTGTTGGCCCAGCACGTGGTTCTTCTTGTGGTAGCTTGGTTTGCTACTTGATCGGAATTACAGGCATCGATCCAATTCCATACGATCTGCTCTTTGAACGATTCATTGATATTAATCGTGAAGACTATCCTGATATTGACATTGATTTTCAGGATGACAAGCGTGAGATGGTGTTTGAATATATGCGTCAGAAATACGGCCATGATCGTGTTAGCCGTCTTGGAACAATCAGCGTTTTCAAGGCAAAGTCTGCCATCACAGACGTGGCAAAACAATTGCGAATCCCAGCTTGGGAGGTTCAGGATCTTAAAGATTCAATCATCGAGCGCAGCACTGGCGACTCACGAGCAGCATTCTGCATCCTTGACACATTTGAGCAACTTGACATTGGCAGAAAGACACTTGAAAAATACCCAGAACTTCGCTACTCGGCAGACCTTGAAGGGCATGCTCGCCACACAGGAGTTCACGCTGCAGGAATTGTGGTCACAGCACACCCAATTACCAATTATTGTGCAGTAAACCAGCAAACTGGTGCTGTCATGTTAGACAAGTATGATGCTGAGAAGTTGAACCTTCTTAAGATTGATGCTCTTGGATTGAGAACACTTAGTGTTATTCAAGACACGCTCGATCAGGTTGGATGGACACGCAAAGACCTGCAGAATTATAACCTTAAAGACCAAAAGGGATTCGATGTTCTTAACCAGAGCAAATTCAGCGGGATTTTCCAGTTTGAGGGATATGCTCTTCAGTCTGTGACGAAGCAGATGGAAATTAGCAGCCTTGAAGACATCGTCAGTATCACAGCTTTGGCTCGTCCAGGACCACTAAGTTCTGGTGGTGCAACTGAATTCCTTAAGCGTCGCATGAACTTGAGCGAAACAACCTACCTTCACCCAATGGCAGAAGGAATTACAAAGGTCACTTTTGGTGTTATCGTTTATCAAGAGCAAGTCATGCAGATTGCCCGTGAGATTGGTGGACTGAGCTGGGAGGATGTTAGCCAGCTACGCAAAGCAATGAGCAAATCGCTTGGGAAAGAGTTCTTCGACAAATACTGGGAGAAGTTTAAAGTTGGCGCCAAAAAGAATGAAATTGAAGAATCTCAAGCAAAGGTTATTTGGGACAACATCAACACGATGGGTTCTTGGGCATTCAATCGCTCGCATGCTGTTGCCTATGGATTGATGAGTTACTGGTGCTGCGTCATGAAAGCACACTTTCCGCTGGAATTTGCAGCCAGCTGTCTGCGCAATGCCAAGGACGACGATCAGTCCATTAAAATCCTTCGCGAACTGGTCAATGAAGGTTATGACTACAAGCCATACGACGCTAAATATTCAAAAATAAACTGGTCTGTTCAGGAAGGGAAACTCATTGGTGGATTGATCAGCATTAAGGGTGTTGGTGCCAAACTGGCAGAAAGCATAATCCGTAAGCGTGAATCAGGAGCAAAGATGACAGCTCGTGAAGAGCGATTGCTTGCAGAAGGGACAACACCTTGGGATTCTGTTTTTGAAGCAAGAGATCGTTGGGGACATATTAAGCGTGATCCTGCAAAATATGGAATTGAAAGCAAGATCGTCAATCTTGATGACATAAAACAAGACAGCGATGGCATGTTTGTTTTCATTGCAAAGCTAACTGAGAAGAATCTTCGTGATCATAATGAAATTCAGAACTTGGCCAAGCGTGGAGGAAAACGCATGGAAGGCCAAACGCTGTTTTTAAACATCACTGTTGAAGATGATACAAGCTCCATGATCTGCACAATTAACAAGCATCGCTATATTCAATATGGTTTGCCAATCGTTGAAGAAGGAAAAATTGGAGAGTGGTATTTGATTAAAGGCGACAACAAAAAAGGATTTAGAAAGATCCACATTCATCGCTGGAAAAAACTTACTGGCAACAGTCAGTTTTTGGAGGTGTAGCTCAATGGTCAGAGCAGTCGGCTCATAACTGATTGGTTGTCGGTTCGAATCCGTCCACCTCCACTGATGAATTATTTTGTTGCCTATTTTGAATAATGACAGCATAGTCAATATTGTTCAAGGAATGGTTCCTTAAACAAACAAACATACAGAAAGAAAAACTAAAATGAAATACATTAATGTAAGCGGTAAAATTAACATCGACATTAAATCAGCAACAACAGCTGATCTTGTCAAATTCTACAATGAAAACTCCGGCAGCAAGCGAATCCTTAAATTCAGTGATCGTTTAACTGCAGAGCGTAGAGTTTCCGAATTAATTGCTGCACACAATGAATTGTCTGGCCCAACCAGCAAAGAAACGAAAACCAAAAAAATGACTGAAGCACCAATCGCACCGAAAACTGAAAAATCCACTCGTGGACGCACTAGCTCACTTGCTGGAAAAACGATCGTTAAAATCTCTGCTGAAAATCCACGTCGTGAAGGCACCAATGGCTGGAAGAGCTGGAATCTTATCAAAGCAGGCATGACATATGAGCAGTATGTTGCTGCTGGTGGCCGTCGTGTTGATCTCGCTTGGGATCTTAAAGCAGGACACATTGAGTTGAAGTGATAATTTCTCCACATAGAGAAAATCACATTCTACTTATCCCAGAGAGTCTTGGTGGAGGAAACTTCGCCAAGATCTCTGGGCTTCCTGGCTATTTCAAGTGGCAGGGAAGAAATGCTATCGTTAGAGTTTCTGGCGAAAATATTCGTCGGATTCTCAACGAGTGGCCAGATGCCGAGTGGATTGGTGGATCCGAGTCCATTCGCAAGCAGTATTTGCTCAAGGAAGAGCGAGGAGAAGAAATCGTAAGAGCAAAATCCGATCCTGCTATCATTCCAGACGACAGCGACTACAAATACAAGCGTGATCCGATGGATCATCAACGCAAGGCATTTGCCATATCGCGAGAGCTTCAGTGTTTTGGATTGTTCATGGAACAAGGCACTGGCAAGACAAAAGTTGTCATTGATAATGCTTGCTGGCTTCACCAACAGGACAAGATTGATGCTCTGATTATTGTGGCTTGGCCGAATGGTGTTCATCGCAACTGGGTTGACTATGAATTCCCCAAGGACATGAGCATTCCTTATGTTGCTGAATATTGGTCAGGAAACTACAAAGCCAAGTTTAAGCAAGAGGCATTCGCCAAGCTCCTTGAAGAAAAAGACAAATTCCGTGTCATGACATTTAATGTCGAGGCATTTGTCGGCGAGCATGCTCAGAACATGATAATGAAGATGCTCGGAAAATGGCGATGCATGCTCGTCATTGATCAGAGTGCGAGCATTAAGAATCCTCAAGCTAAGCGCACCAAGTTTTTGATTGACAAGTGCAGCAAGCTTGCCAAGTATCGCAGGGTGCTGGATGGAGCACCAGTGGCTGAAGGTGCGGACGAGCTTTTTAGCCAATTCAAATTCCTGGATCCTTGGATTATTGGCCATGACACGTGGACTGGCTTCAAAGCAGAGTTCTGTGAGATTGGCTATTTCAATGAGATCAAAGGCTACAAGAATCTTGACGAATTGCGTCGCAGGATTGATGGCCATTGCTACAGGGTGCTGGCTGACGATTGTTTGGATCTCCCTGATAGAATTTACAAGGAATGGCCATTCGACTTGGCTGAAAACGAGCGTAGAGTGTTCGACGAGCTTAATCTGAAGAATCTTGCGTTCTTTTCCAAGCAGGAACCACATGCAGAAACCACAGGGATAGGCCTAGAAATGGTCGAAGAAGATTTCGAATCCCCTGACACTAGATCTTCTAGTTCTGACAGCATAGAGGAGCACTCTGCAATGGTTAAAAACCTAAGGTTGCAGCAAATTTCCAGCGGATGGTGGCCATTGGACGGGATCAAGCAACTGGAAGACGAAATGCCAAGTCGCCTGAAGGCACTTTTGATGCTCTTGGAAGCCAATCCTGGCAAAGCACTCATTTTTGCAAGATTTCGTGCAGATCTTGAGATCATCCAAAAGACACTTGGCAAGGCTGCTGTCAGCTACCATGGTGGCATCAATGAAGAGGACAGAGCACTGGCCAAGAGGAAATTTATGGAGTGCGAAAAAACAAAGTATTTCATTGGCCAGCCAAGATCTGCTGGAATTGGCCACACACTCACTGCTGCCAAGCATGTCATTTTCTATAGCAATGATCCTTCGCTACGCTTGCGCGAGGAATGCGAAAAACGAGCACACAGGACTGGCCTGAAGCATAAACTCATCGTCTGGGATCTTAAGGCAAGGAAAACTCAGGATCACAAGATCATTACAGCTTTCCGTTGGAAAAAAGACCTTGCCAATTTGATCATGCAAGATCCAGAGAACTTCTTCCTGAAATATGAGGAATGAACGCTGGCTCAGTCAGACTTTGCGCAAAAAGTGCACCAGCAAAGGATTGAGATTCTGGTCATTTGAATTCTCAGGCTATTTTTCCACGCCAGACCTTTATTGCATCAGCAAGATTCATGGTCCATTTTGGATTGAGCTAAAGTTCATCAAGAACATCCGTCAGAAGATTCCTTTCCGCAATGGTCAACAAAAGTGGATTCGCGACCATATGCTGGCTGGAGGAAAAGCCATCGTCCTTGTTTGGAATGATGAAGACAATTCTGCCTATTTAATCAATGACAAGATTGTCTCTTGTTGTGGTGAGGCATCTGTTGAATCCATCATTACAAAGAACCGAGTTCTCTGCATTGAGAACATCAATTCAGCATCAGGCTGGAAAGAGGTGCAGGACGCTCTTCTTCTTCCTCGGCATATTTGAGGAATTGAAGTCCTCGCTCTTTTGGAGCACGAACTTCTTGCTGCTGCTGTTCAGCTTTCGGCAGGAACTTTGGCTGGCCTTGTTTTAGGACAGTCTCGCGCATTTGTGGAGTGATATTGATGCGCCAGATTTTATAATCTTTTGCTCCATTTTCTTTTGCCCAATCTTCTGATAAATTATATTGAAGTTCTTGGACTGCATCTCTGAAATCACTAGATTCATCATCAAGTGCAGGATTTGCCCTTCTTACTCTTTGTTCTGCCTTGTATGCAATTTCATCTTGTATTCCCTCAGGAATGTCAAAAACTGGATCAGGATATTCTTCTCCGATTCTTAGAGCTGACTGTTCAACTTTCCCGCCCATCTTGTCAACATATCTTCCAACTTCTTTTGGCAACATAGTGTCGTAGAATCCTTTCATTCCTTCGCCGCCAACTTTTAGGTCGAGTCCAGAATATTCAGGAGAATATCCTTTTCTGCTAGCAACATCTTTTGCTGCTTTTTCAGCGAGATCTTTTCCAATGTAATTTGCCATTTCATTGGCAGAAACATTTGCTGCAATTTTTCGCAGATTGTTGCTTCCTTTTTCTTTCGCCCAAATTGAGTATTTGTCAGCTTCTTGATCACTATAAACTTTGATAGCATCAACCTGCCGACTCAAGTCATACCGATCAGCCTGCGTTGCTCCATCTGTCCAACCAATCCAGTCTTTGCCATCAGCAACAGCATCGCGCAATGCACGCTTGAACATTTGCAGTGGCCAATCTTTGCGGAATGGTGCGTCTGGAATGCCTTCTCTGTAGAAAGCCCAAGCCTGATCTGGGCTTCTTTTTATATAATCAGCAACAGCATCTTTGGCAGCTTGCTCAGATATAAATTCTTTAGGAATTATATTGTAGTTTTCTCCATTTTTAATATCGACAACTTCAAAATGATTATCTTTGGTGATAACTTTAAATTTTACATCTCCAGAATACCCTTTCTTCCTTCCCTGTTGGTGCCTGTCGGACTGAATTTCTTCAATAAATAATCCTTCTTTTCCTTCAGAGTCGGTGCGCTCGTCTGTGCGATAGTGAGCAACATAGTCTGGGGTGTTTCTGAAGTGGGATGAGGTGTAAATTTCAGGAGCTTTTGCTGCGCGTGCAGCTTTTATTGCAGCGTTCTCTTCAGGTGTTGCCATTCTGCTTCCTGCTTTTATCAAATCCGAATCTGCATCAGAAGAATATACGCGAACTCCATTTTTGTCAACAGCATATCTGTTTAGATTTTCTGCCTGCAGAGACAACCCAGCCTTTTTCAAAATTAATTCAGCAATCTCGTCTTCTGTTTTGATCGGCATCGTCATCACAACCTCGCGATAGTTTCTGCCACCAGGAAGGACTTTGTTCATTCCTTTTGGGCCATACTTTGGATTTTCTGGCTTTGGAGCATTACGAATTGCGTATTTTAGTTCTCGGATCCTGGCTTTTTCTTCATCATTTAAATTTTCTTTCAAAAGAAGAGAGTCAAGTTCTTCTTCCATCGCAATCAAAGGAACAAATGACATTGATTCTGGTTTTTCTTCAGCCAGCACAATCTCTTCAAACTGCACATTGCCAGCAGCATCCATGTAGTCCATCAATGCTTGCTTTGGCACTTTGCCATTGTTTTCCTTAGCAATATCATCAATAGCTTGCTCAATTCCAGACCACTTCAGCTCCTCTTGGTTTGTGGATTTTTTAGCCAGTGACTTCGCTTGTTCTGGCGAAAATGTTTTCTGTTGGCTGGCTGCGATGCCTTGCTGAAGACGAGAGTAGAAATCTTGGTCGGATTTTGGCAGGTATTTTGTCGTTGGATTTACGATGCTTGTCATCACATCATTATCCTCCGTCCAAAGATCTCCATGTGTTGGCACTTGTTCAAATAATTTTTTTCTTACTTTTGCTGCATCAGAAGAGGTTCCATCACTTGTTAATAATTCAACTCCATTTTCTTGTGCTATCTTTGCCAACTCTCTATAAAGAGCCTCTCCATAACCTTTGCCTCTGTATTCTTCATCTATATAAGATTCATCAATTCTCATTTGCCTACCAACAGTGGCCCATGGCATCACATCTTCACCAATTGCATAATAAGCGAATCCAACAGGATTCCCATATTCGTCTGCCATCCGTATTTCGCCAAATGGAGTTGTTCTTGGTGCGTAAAAATTTACTTTTGGCAACTTTGCCTTGCGTTCGTCGAGCGTGACTTGGCTGAGGTCTTTTGGCAGGTATTTTGTCGTTCTGTTTACACGACTAATCATTGGATCTCCAGACTCAACCCAAGCAAAATCATCAGACTCCTGCTCGAACAATTTATTCCTAACTTTTGCAGCAGCCTCAGTCACAGAATCGCCAACCAAAAGGCCAGAATCTGTCATTTGTGCTTGTTTTGCCAACTCTCTATAAAGCTGCTCTCCATATCCTTTCCCTCTATATTTTCCATTTATTAAGGTTCCAAGAACTTGTATGCCAGCATCGATGTCTGTAATGAATTTTGCTTGACCAGCCTCTTCGCCATTTTCAGCATAAACAATTGCTGTTTCTGACCCGTCTTCATTGAGAGTTGTTTCAAATTTAACTTTTGGCAACTTTGCCTTGCGTTCGTCGAGCGTGACTTGGCTGAGGTCTTTTGGCAGAGCTTTGGAGGAAGAACTAATGGCTCCTAATTCATCTGGAAATACATAAACATCACCAGAATAATATTTGCTGTATTCAGATGGTCTTGCTGTCGGATCTCTTTTTACAAGACCAATATTTTCTCCGTCTGCATATATTGCAAATTTAGATCCAATTTTTGATTTTAAAAATTCACGAACATATGGTGCATATTTTTCAGAAACAGCTTCATTCGCTTTTCCTTTTATTTGAAAAACAACAGCACTTTTGTCAGAATCATCATATTCGTAAGGATCAATTCCTCCAAATATATCTTGAGTTATTTCGTCACGGAAATTTTCGTCATATTCTTTTTTAGAAAATTCAGAAGAGTTTTCTTTCCAGCGAATTTTTAACTCTTCCTCTATATATTTATTAAGATCATTTATGACTTCTATTGTTGCACGAGGAATTTTATTCTGATCTCTAATAGAATAAATTTTTAAAAACTTGTTGTTTTTAGTTCCAGGTCTGCAGTATGAACCAACACAATGGCCCATTCTTTCTCCTTCTTCTGAATATGCTTCAGGACTTAAAAGTTCAACAGCGGAGTAGCCATCTTGAAGGCCAACTAATGTTTTAAAATCTTTTCCTTCATCTTTGTATTTTATCTTTTCCTTCTCAGCCTTTTCTGATTTTTTAGCCATACTTTCAGACCATTCGAAAACTTTTCTATTTATTTCTGAATATGGCTGTTTATAAAGTTTGTCTCTGTCTGTTTGTGATATTGAGTTTGTCCAGTCTATGACATGAGCAAGCCAGCTTTTTTCAGAATCTTTGAATCCTAAAAAATTCTTCATATTCTTTTTATATTCTGGATCGCCAGCAACAAATCTATAATCTTCCAAATCTGCACGACTTTCTGCATCTTCAATGGAAGATTTAATAAAGTTTTTCAAATATGATTTAACAAACCAATCTTTAATTTCTGGGTACCCAAATTGTCTTCCAAAAATAGAACTTACTTCATTTCTAACGTCGTCTGGATTAGATATATCTGGCAGTGCTTTGGCAAAATCAACTTTGCCAGATTTTTTTGCAGGAAATCCAGATTTGTCTAACTTAAACTCATAACCAGTCCTATCAGGGAAAAATCCAATCTGAGGATTTCCATACTCCCAAGCAATATATCCATCAAATCCTGCATCTTTAATTATGTCGGCATTAATCTCTGTGAATATCCAGCTGCCAGACTTGTCATATCTCCTTTTTGCTATTTCATTAGCATATGCGTCTGCCAATTTATTTCTCCAATCTGGGCTATCCATTGGAGATCCGTCTGGGTTTACAAGATAACTTAATTCCTTTATAGGAAGATCATCAAAAGATTCATACCTTTCATCGATGAAAGCCAGTGCAGAATCTTTGAATTTTTTAAGATCTTCATCACTCCCTGGATCAAAAATATTTGAACTTTTAAGTTTGGTTTTTAAAACTGAATTTCCAAATTTTGTAGCATCATTTTTATCTGGAGCAACATAAATGACTTCAATAGGATCGAATCTTCCATAAAATTTTTGTTCAAAAAAATCTTCTGGCTGCTCTAAAAGATTTTCAGGATTGTTTGTCCCATGATAGAACTCTCCATAAACTGCTGCAGGAAGAGCTTTGGCAGCAGTTCCAAGACTTGTTTTTATTTTTAAGAAATCTTCAGGAGTTGGTCTATCAGACTCTTCTGGCCTTGAGTATGGTTTGCCGATGGAGTTAAAACGATACGCATTGTTGTAGCGTTGATACTCCGGCGTGTTGCGGATCATTTGCTCTGCTTCTTCAGCAGTATTTGCTTCAACAGAAATCCTGACTGGCTGGCCAGCATATTCGCCTGATTTCTTGTTTAGGATTTCAAAGTCTTGGTAGAATTTTTGAGTCGCTGGATCAGCGTCTGTGAAATCAAATTCTTCTTGTGGCAAGGCATTGGCGATCACTTTGCCATAGTTGATTGGCAACTTCTCAGCATTGTTTTCGTCCAAACGCAACATGCGATCCAAACGACGAGAAACAATCGTGCGATCTCTGCTGTCCTGACCACGTTTCTGCTTCAACTTTGTTCGGCTTGGATTCAGAAGTTCTGTTTCTTTGTTGTAAAGGTTCAGCAAGTCATTGATGACATTCTTCTTTTCAAGCGCAACCTGTGGATCACCATCAAGATCAGTTTCTCCTGCGATATTTTTCTTCTGGTTATCTAGGACTTTTACAAAATCTGCCCAGAAATCATACTTGCTCCCATTCCACAGAGCCAATCTTCCTGGCATTTCTTTTGCCCAAGCATTCAACTTGTTGTTAAGACGAGTGACAGAAACAGTCGTTACCAAGAAGTTACCATCTTTGCTGAATTGGAATCCGATCGGAACATCGTCGCTGAACCTTGGCGCCATTGCTCGATATCCACCACCACGCAAAGCTGCCTGATATTCTGTGTTAAAGCGTGATCCATCATTGCGCAAGAGCATCTCATTGATCTTGCGAATGAGAACTTTCATCCTCGGAGGAAGAACAATGTCAGGAATCTGAGAAATAGCAATGAGTTGGCTTGGCGACATGACGCCACGATAATTGCCATTTCCTGTGTCTTTGAGACGATTTGGAGTTCCGTCCTCTGGAGCTGTGTCTATGGCTTGCTTCAGGAGATCATTTCTTTTGCGAGAAATGGCGTCTATAGCTCCTTTGCTTAAGATCCTAGGCGTTCCGTCCGCATTGCGAGCTACACGCACACCTGCGACGATTTTAGTGCCGTCTGGCTTGCCTTTGGCCATGCGTTGAAGTGCTTTTGGCGCCACGGACGAATATTCTGGATCAACAGGGACTAATTTGCCATTTTGAACTGTCCATTCTCCAGCAACCAACTTGGCTTGTGCGGACTTTGGAAGCACTTCCTCACTAATCACAGTCCCATCAGGAGCAGTAATCGTCGTAGCAGCCTCGCGCTCCCAGAAATCTGCATCTTTGTAGCGATTGAACAATGCCTTGCTTGAAGCGATTTTTGTTATTGGAATTGCACCAGGAGCATTTAGTTCGGCTTGGCCGATCTGATTTAGCGTTCCATTGTAGTCACGCAAAGTTCTGCGGAATTGGCGCATGAGAGCAATGGCTTGGCTTGGAATCTCTGATTCAAGCACATTGCTTCGGCCAGAGTCATCAATGCTAATGCCAAACTTTCCTAACGAGTCCCTAATTCTGCCAAGAGCTGAAGAGGAATTTTGCGCACGAGCATAATCAAGCACAGTCTCAACAACAGAGTCTTCAACATTGCTTGTCATTCCACTGGCGCCACCACTCTGAGTAAATGTTTCAGCAAGAAACTCTTCTTTGATTGCATTTAGAAGATCTGCGTCTGTTTCAAACATCGAACGCCACATTCCTTTTTCCAAAGGATTGTATTTTGCGCTGTATTTGTCAGCCATCTGGCGCAGTTTCTCATCACTGATAATTCCATCACTGAATTTTTCCTGATTCCCTTCAGCGTCTGTTGTATATTGATCAAAAAGAACATCAGTATATTCTTTCATCATGTCCTGAACCTCGCTAAATTGCAGAAGCCCATGGAACATTTCATGACGCATAACAGAGGAAAGATCCAGTCCTCTGGAATTCTTGAGATCATCAGAATTTATTATGATTGTCGGCTTGTTGACAGGAGCACCACCACCTTGCCACCAACCAGTTTGAGTTCTTTCTCTTGCTGGCGTGAGAGCAAATCCTCGCTGACTTGAATTATTTTCTTTTTCTGTCTCAAGGAATTCTTGAAAAGCAATCGCATCATCAACCAGCTTCTTGTCTTCAGGAGACAAGTTTTCCTGGCCACCAAGAGTTTTGATAACTTCATCAGCAGCTTGCTTCTGACCAGCATACATTTCATCAATGGCAGCTTTTATTTCATCTGTGCTTAGCATTCGCACATCAATGTCGCCACCAATTCCAGATTGATCAGCAACAGCTTTCAAGTTGCCGAGAGAGTCCATGAACTCTTTGTTAATTATGAACTCGATTTCTTTCTGGGTCTTTGGATCAGTTTTTGATGCACTTGTGATACTTGAATTTATCTTTGGCAGAATTTCATTCTCAATGTGATCTATTTCAGCTTGAGCATCACGAGGAGTTATTGTTGTATTGCCAATTGTGCGTTTTTTGGCAGAATTGACAATGTCTTTAAGAAGACCAAGTCTTGAATCTACGACCTCTTTGCGTTTGTTCAATTGATTAACAAAATTAACAGGATCAGCAAGAGACTTTAATTTGTCCTTTGTCGAATCGTCAAGATCCTGCATCATCCTGTTGATGTCAGCTTCAGCAGCAACACGCTGGTCTGCACGAACACGATCAACGAGCAAGCTCTTTGGCGAAGAAGCTGAAATGAATCCCATGCCACCTCCATAACCAGTGGCCTCGCCAACATCACCCCATGTTTCCATGTTTGGCAATCCAAGCATAACTTGAACTGCTGCACCATTGATGCCAGCTTTGGCATAATACTGAGCAAGCCTTGAAGCAGAATCGACAGCACGCGCACGAGCCAGCCCTTGGCGTGCTCCTTTTTCCATCTTTTCAGCAGCCTTTTCAGCCTCTGCAGCAGCCTCGACAGGCGACATCTCACCAAGTTTTTTACGCAATCCTTGGCTTCCGTCTCCGAAAAGGACATTGCCAAGACGGCCAGTTGTTGGACTTTGACCAAGACGCTCAGCAATACCTTTGCGTCCAGCAATACCAGTGTCGATGACGCGACCAATGTCTGTGCCAAAACGACCAACACCTTCAATCAAACCAGAACCTCTGCCAAGGAAATTTGATGTTTTTCCAACAGCATTGCGGAAAATCCAATCGTCACTTCCGCTGATTGCTCGATCTATGTTTGCAGAATATTCATTTATTTTTTCTCCAAGACGACGACCAGCCCAGCCAACTTTCTCAACTGCTGGAGCAACACCAATGCGACGATTGCCAACTTGGACACCTGTGAGACCTTTTAAAGCTACTTCCCCAATCTTTCCTGTAGCCTTTGCTGTCAGAGGAGCAACTCTGTTCATCAATGGAATGTCAGGAGCGACAATATCGCCAAGTGTTGCAACTTCAGGAATCAATTGCTCTTTCGTGAGAGCTCGCTCTCTGAATTGCTGAGCAAGACCTTCAGAAAATGTTTTATCAAGAGCTCCAATTTTTCCAAGGCCAAGAGAAACATTCTCAAGAAGAGCAGAACTGCGCTCTGGCATCCGCTCTTGCTCTTTGGCAAATTCTTCGCCAACAGCTTTGCGTTTTAAATAGTTCTGATACGATTCTTCTTCTGTCTGTGCACCGACAAGCTCCTTTGCCCAATCAGTGATTGGTGTGCCACCTTTGTAAACAGTCTTTGGCAATTTATAAACAATATCTTCAATTCCTCCTACAGCACCAGAACCAAATGATCTTGCCACTTGCTCAGCTTTCTTAAGTGCTTTAGCCTCTTCTTCTGGAGATGCATCCATTGCACCAATCGGATCAAAAACTCCATACTTGACACCTTTATAAATTCCAACTGGAATGTCTGTCGCTATATCCTCAAGACCTTTTCCTGCACGACGCATAAAGTCGCCAACTTTACGAGTAGCTGGCATGTCTCGCTCATACTTCCATGCAATCTTTTCTTGCTCCTTGTCTAATGGAACTCCTTCTTCTTTGTATTGCTTTAGCTTTGAAGGATCTTTCTCTGTCTGAATTTCTGCAATCTTCTGAGCATCTGCCAAGTCTGCTTCGTCCTGCTTACGCTTTTCTTCAGCCTCTTTTTTAGCTTTGCGAAGAAGAGCATTTTCTTCTTTTGTAAAAATAGGATCATCATCCAACTCATCAGCAATTTGCTGCTCTTCTTCTGGCGTCAATGGAGATCCAGTTGGCACTGGAACTTCATCTTCTTTTAGCTTATCAGAAACTCTCTTTCCCCAGTTTAGCATCGACTGAGGAACCATCGGGATTGACGGAAGTGTCATTAGAATTTAGGAGATTGTCCAGTTTTCTGGATATATTCTTTAGTTTTTGCAGCAATAGATTGAATGAGTGCTGGACGAGTTGTATCAACAAGCCCAGTTGTTTTTACTTTTTCTCTTAGTGCTTTGATTTCATCAAGAAGCCCAGCCTGCTCTGTTGTTTTGTCTGTTGCTGCTTTTTCTTTTGCTTGTCTTGCTCTAAATCCAGAGACATCAATTTTTGCATCCTCTGCTGCATTAAGAGTTGATTCGTATCCAGAAGCTATTTTTTTATTTAGCATATCCAGCAATCCATCGGCAAGCTCAGCCTCTGTTTTTACATTTGGAACCATAGCTTTATATCTAAGAACATCTGCATCGGTAAGAACACCAACTTCATTAAAAACAGTTTTTGCCAATCCAGGCACAACACTTTCAACTAGCTTATTCAATTTTTGGGCAGCAACATCATAAGGATTTTTTTCTCTTAAAACGCCAACTATTGGACCACGAGTCATGTCTTTTACCTGCTCTTCAATGTCTTTAATAGAATCTTTTAATGATGAATATGCAGCAAGTTTTGTCACCATCGTATCTGACATTTGACTTCCTGATCCCTCTTTCTCATAGGTCTCAGTGCCTGTCTTTGTTTTCTTTGTGAATCCTTTTCTTGTGAATCCTTCTGGAGTTGGAACTTCAGCTGAAGTTTCTTTATCAGAAATTGTCCCAGGAACTATCTGTCTCTTTAAATTATCGTAAATTGCAACTTTTCCTCCTCCAATTTCTTTTTCAGAATACCTCGTTCTTGTCACAGCAGCAGGAGCAGCATCAGAGAATTCTGCTGTGAGCTGTTGTCCGTCAGTTGCTTGATCTGGAGATTTTAAATCAGAAAGTCTCATTGAAAATCTTCCTCCTGTCCCTGTGCCTGCCCCAAATCCTTTTTCTGGGGAAGGAGCTCCTGCCAGTGGAACTCCGGTTGTATCAGTCTCTGGAAGAGGATCGTATAAATTAGCAGCAGCAAGCTCGCGTTTTTTCTCAGCTATTTGAAGTCGTGTAAAATCATCTTTTAGCGTATTATCCTCAGACTTCAAATCAGCGAGATAGACGTCTTGCAAAAATTTGTTAAGATCCTCTGCTTCTTCTAATTTTGCTTCTTCTTTTAACAGTTCTTTTTCGTTTTCGTACTCGAATCTTTTGGATATTCCTTCCGAAAGACCTTTAACGCCAATATTTATGCCAGACAAGAGATTTTCAGATGCTTGCTGCTGACCTTTAAGCCAAATGTCAATTCCTGGATCAACAAGTGCTGGAGCTGCAACGAGACTCGCACCGCTCACAAAATCGAATTTTGGAGCTTGAATATTTTCAAGTCTTGCTGCAGCAGGAGCATTAAACTGAAATCCTCTTGTTTCCATAATTTACATCCCTCCAACTCTTGCTTCTGGATTTGAGAAGGTTAAATTTGCAGCACGATTAATTGATTCGCCAAATTTTGTGAATTGTCGCGAGTCTTTAGGAATTCCAAGAATACTTTTCTGCGGAGAGACTATATTGATTGAAGGTCTTGGTAATTTTTGGCCCATTGCTCCAGTTGCCCTTGAAGCAGCCGCCGAAGACTTTGATTCGAATTCTTTGCGCCTCTGCTCTCCTTCTTTGCCGCTGACTCTTTGATACCTATTTTTCTCTATATCGGCAAGGCGAGCAGTTTCTCGCGCACGATTCTCAGCATCAACACGATCTTGCTCTTCTGCTGCTGCTCTGTCTGCTCCAGAAGGAACATTGGCAGAAGGAGGTGGCGTGAAAGACTGAGGTTTTGGCTGAGATTGAGATTGAGGTTGTGACCAATTGCCAGAAACACTTCGTTGTGCAAGTTCTTGTGCGCTTGCGCCAGGAGCTTGACCGGATTGTTTTTTTACCCAATCTGGCCCTTGTCCAGTGTTCTGATAGTTTTGAAAATCTCTTGCACGAGTCTTCTCTAAAATGGCAAGTTGCTCTTTGACAGATTTTCCCATATTACATTCCTCCCATTCTTGCTTGTTGAGCTTGATAAATTTGATTTGCTGGCTTAACGATATTTGTTCCAAATGGCGTCAAGCCAGGAGCAGGAGCAGAAGACTTAGACTTGTCTCCTATGCGCTTGTTGATTGCAGAAGTTGTCGAGTCTTCCATTGAAATATCCATTGGTGCCGATCCAACTTGCTGTGCATAATTTTCTGTTGCTCCTTTATACTGGTCCAGTGCCGCTGCATCTTTTACCATTTGTTTCTCATTCCAGAGCTCTTGCTCGCGCTTTGCATTATCAGCGGCAATTTTGGCTTGCTCTTCTTTGCGAAGATCATCATATCTTTTGGTCTGCGCGTCGTATTGCTCTGTTTGATACTTGCGCTGTTTATCCATTTCAGCAGCCCAAAGTTGCATTGAATTATCAACTGGCGCCGGAGCCGGAGCTTGCGGCTTGCTGCTACTACTTCTGCGTCTTCCTCCTCCACCCATAATTATTCCTCCTTATTTTGTTTTTTGTTATATCAAAACCTGCGTTGTGCAGGATTTGAAAAATCTGTTCCAGAATACATTCTGCCACGAAGATCTGCGTCGGTCGTAGCACCGAATTTATATTTATAGGGAGCAATAACAGGCATATTTATTTTTTGAGGTTGAAACATGCCTGGAGAGTATGCTGATTTTTGATTTGCAAATCCTTCTCCGATTTTGCCAAATGCGTCTGTCACTCCTGACGCGAGTGCTTGTCTTTGCGCTAATTGCGTGGCGGCTTGTTGCGTGGCTTGTTGCGTGGCGGCTGATGACGCGGCTGACGCTCCGGCTGCTCCCGCTGCTCCTGCTCCCGCTGATGCTCCTGCTCCTCCCATATTTTTATTTCCTTCTAGTTTATTGTTATTTTCAAACTTTTATTTCATGGATTTGCTTCCTCGGCATTTCCATTTTTTACGTGAAAGATTGTTAGGAGAATTTGGATCAGATTTCCAATCTCCTTTTATTTTTGCAGACCTAGCACAATACGAATCGCCTTTGGCAGTCCCTGGACGAATTCTGTCTTTTCCATCTGATGCTTTTCCAGATTGTCCAAATTTAACTGTATTCATTCTGCCAGTTTCAGGATTCTTAAATATTTTTGCGAAGCGAGTTGCCATTACAATTTTTTTGCTGTTTTGAGTGCTTCACGAAATGCACTCGCCTTTGGTGCTCCTTTTGCTCCTTTGGGTCTCATCTTTTCTCCACTGCCAGCTTCAATCCGCTCTCGCTTTGCATGTATGTTGGCATAAAGTCCTTTTTTCATTTTAGCTCCTTAGTCCACAATATGGAATTTTAGGCTCACAGGTCTGAACTGACTCTGATATGTTTGGGATTACCATGCCATTTAACTTTGGGCATTTGACATATTCAGGTGAATTTTTATTTATGCAATTTGTGCATGTGTGATAATAGTCGCTATTCAGGTGCTTGTCTTGCTTTGTCTTGATGATGCCATCAATCACTTCATATCTATTTCTGTCAAATGGAATATCATTATTCAGCGTATAGTCTGAAATGTTTTTCTCAGTCCACTCCTTCAAAGGGAACCAAATGTCTGCAGAATTTGGAATTCTCTGAACATCGACCTGAAGTGGAATTGGCCCACTCAACGGATCAACATCGCAGCTTTTGTGGCCACAGATCAAACTATCCCAAACAAACTCTGTGTTGTCAATTTTAGGACGCAACAGCCATTCAACACCACATACATAATCTTTTTCAGCTTCGTGTGGTTCTGTCCCACGAGCGATGATGATATTTTCTTGTCCTATGGAGTATGATTCCATGAAATCGATGCGATCATTACCATAGCAAAGTGATATTGATTTTGGTGAAGAATCATATGCTGTCAAATTAAAGTCTTGAGAAATTTTATTCTGAAAAGCCCATTTTGCTTTCATCCACGGCAGCGTCCACTGAATGCAGTCGATGTCTTTTTTAAGAACATCTTTTATCATGAAAAACAAAACAGTGCTGTCTTTTCCTCCAGACCAAAGCAATGCAGGTCGTTTTGATTTCTCAAAAACTAAAAGCAAAGACTCGATTGTTTTTTCTATTAATGTTATCATTAGAAAATAATCGCTGCACCTGCTAAAGCTCCAGCGGCACCTATTCCCGCGCCCATCAATGCCGTTTTGTTTCCTTCTCCAGCTGCCGAACCCGCATTCTTAGCTTGAAGATTTTGAGAACGCCTATTGGCTTCAATTTGTGCGTTATTGGCTCTCCGCTGAGCATCCATTTGAGCAAACTGCTGAAAACCACCCATTGCATTTTCAGCTTGGTTTGACATCAAGCCCAGATTCCTTGTTTGGTATCCTTCTCGTGCGTTTGCATTTTCTGCACCCATTTGTGCCTCATAGCTTGCAATTGCTCCAGGATCAAGCCCTGCGAGTTGCATTGGATTTGCAGCCAAAAGCCTAGCTGCACGATCCTGAGCAGCTGCACGGGCCAGGTAATAGTCTTCGCGAGTTCTGTCTGCAAGTGCAGAACGAGCAAATCCAGAGCGAAGATTGGCTCCTGTCGAAACGATATCAGCCAAACCTTGTTTTAGCCACATATTTGACAACTCTTTGCTTGGGCCACCTTCAAGATCTTCAGCTGTCTGTCGTGAAAGTGCTTTCCTTACCTGTGCCAAACGAGGATCCATCCTCTCTTCAAGACCTCTAGATTTCAGAGCATTTATTTCTGCCTCGCGTGCAGCAGTCCTCTGAAGAGCATCTGTTTGCTGCGCTCGCATTTCTGGCGTCATCTTGATTGATAGGTCGGTTATTCCTTTTCCTAAACCTAAACCCGCAATCATATTTTGTGTAAGACGTGGGTCTCCTGGATCAGCAGGTCCAGTTGTCTTGTCAAGATGCACTTTTGGTGTTCCTCCTCCCATAATTATTCTCCTGTGGCTGTGTATATTTCTCGTTGCATTTTTTGAAATCCTTGTCCCTCTATCATTGATTTTGGAAATGTGATCCTTGTCTCATCAAGCGGCACACCGATAAATCCTTCGCCAGCACTAACAAATTGGCAGTGCGCTTTAAAACCTTGAACAACTTCAATAACACCTCTTGGCGTCGTGACTTCCGGATGAAAAGCGGGAAAAGCCACCGGAAGATAAAATATGTCTGCATACCCGAATGTTTTATCGTCGCGCTCAAATGCGAATAGCTTGGCATTGCGTTGTGGCACGATAACATGATCAAAGCTAGCCGCAAATTGCTGCATCCTAACAAAGTCGTCACTAAATGTAGATACTTCTACGAATTTCGTTTTCATCGCGTGGCGGTAACTACAATTGAGATATCATTCATAATATTCGTAGAAACAGTTGCCGTTGCAGAAACAGCTCTGAATCTAAGGGAGGAAGGAGTTTTCCATTGGTTATACGGAAGAGCCGGACTTCCAATCCACAACGATCCTGTTGATGCCGTTCCAACAGATCCTGTCCAGGAATAAGAAGTATCTGTGAATGGCGTTGTGAATGTCAATCGATAATCAAATGCTGCCAACCTTGTTAACGCGCAACCATAAATTGATCTAATGCCATTAGAATTTAGAATAAATGTGTTTACGCCAGTTTGAGTTGTGATGGCTGCTCCAGAAAGCATTTTAAACTCAAGTTGTGTTGCCGAAATTGCGCGTGTTATTTGAACGCCAAGCGTCGAAACATTCACTCCACCAAGCGTCGCATTCGCCACACCTGAGATGCTAGTTATTTTAAAAATCATGCCGACAAAACGATCTCCTTCAAATGTTGTCGCATTTGTCATTGTCCAAGTTCCAAGGTCACTTAACGCAGTCACAGCAAGTGTTGATCCTGCTGCAGCAACAATCGTTCCATTGACAGGAATTACTCCAGCAGTGCAAGTTAAATTTCCAGCTTCAAGAAATGCAGGATCAAAATTTATTGAAGCTGAATTTACACGCTTGCGGGTATTTTTCGTGTAGTCGGCATCATTGCTTAAATTTGAATATTCTACGCTATATGTTCTATTGCGAAGTGTTGCTGGCGTTACAACTTTTAAAGTATCTGTTCCTAAATTTACTTCTGCTTGTGTCGCAAGAAATGAAACACCTTTCACTGTTTCAGAAGCTGGTGGATATGAGAATCCAGTTCCGCCAAGCGTATACGATCCTGGAGGTATTCCAGTTATCACCAAGTCTATAGCAAAGAATGCTGCAGTAGTGCTAACTTTAACAAGGATTGGACTTGGTTGAGAATAAACTGCAAATAAAATTCCGGTGCTTGTTATGATGCCAATCTCTTGACACGTGTAGGTATCGGTTGTCTCATCAGAAACTGTAAAATGAATTGTTTCTGGAGTTGGATTTGAAAATCCAGAAGGAGTTATGGACTTGATTGGGGCTTGAAGTGCTGTCTGTGTTGGAGACGGAGTGTAACCAGCATTGCCGAGTTGAATCGTAGAAAGGACAACTGGCCCAAGTGTTCCGGCTTGCGCAATTGCAGCTTTTCCGACATTTGTTATTACGAAATTTAGAGCCATGTTATTTTGATAATTTGTTGTATAATTTTAAAAAGAAAACAGAATTAAATAATTGTTTTTGAGAAAGGAACTCCGGATGTTATCGCCAAAGGAGTCGTATTGTCTCCCCAATCTATGGAATTTTGCTGCCCGTCTGTTGTAAAAATCATATTAGATATTAAAGTTCCTGCTGCAGCATCGAATGTCCAGAATATTTGAGATGAAACAAAGTCAAATCTCTCCCATGTTATTTGTTGCAATAACCCGAAGTTATTTATCTCCCCTTCAAATTCTACTGTGATGCTTTCAAGCGATCCTGAAGGAATAGGCGGTATGATAGGAGTTTCCGAAGAAGTCGAGATAGAATTTTGAGGGAGTATTATTTTTTCTTCTGCAAGTTGAATTACGAACCGCAGCAATTTGTTCGAATTTAAAGACGTCAACGAGCAAGGAAGACAATCGTCATCATTTATCCCTTTGATTGTGAGAGAAGAATATAACGCAATTGGAGGTTTGTCAGAAAATGGACTTATAAATGCACTTGGAAAAGTTTTTTTATAATTTTTTATGTCTATTGCAGAAGGCATATTATTCGCAAATTACTCCCGAGTTTACATAATCCTGTGCTATAATCAATGCTTGCGCATCAGCATCAGCTTGGCTTATCTCACTCCGATAAACACCGCCAATTGAATAAGAAAAAAATGAATCTATAAAAGTGCCATTGAAATCTAATCTTGCGAATCGACTTGAAGCCTCTCCGTCGTATTCAGTGAATTTTCCAACAACGATTAATTTTGCGCTATTTATAATTATCTGGTTCGCGACATCATCAAATCCAGACCCGACAATAAATGAAGAATCGATAGCTCCATTTGGAAGAATTTTGACAATCCTATTTCTTGGAGTTCCATTGTATGAAATAAAAGATCCAACAGCATATACATTCCCAGTTGCGTCAATTGTTATAGATCTTGCCGCAACACCAGAGCCAAATCCAGAGCCAACATTGAATGTGGAGTCGACTGTGCCATTTGCAAGTAACCGAACTATGTTCTTGTTTGAATTTATGCCAATGGAAGAAAATATTATTTTTCCGTCTGCTTGGAGAGCTAAAGCATAAAAATTATTGTCTGGAGCATTGTGTTCATAGTGTGTAAATGAAGAATCGTCTGTTCCATCTACATTCAAACGCCGGACGGATATTTTAGAATTCGTCGTAAATCCAGCAATTACCAGTTTTCCGTCTGGTTGCTCAATAAAATCTCTAATAGAAACAAATGGGATGCTATATGTTTTTGCGACTGTCCCATTGGCATTTAATTTTATAATTGGAGAAATTCCTGAATTTCCATCGTAGCTCGTAAAAGTTCCAGAAACAAAAATTGACTGGCCATCATTTGCTATTTTTACTTTTCTGGCAGTCCCAGAAGGAAATCCTGCTCCAAAAGTTACAGCTGTGGATAGTGTTCCACTTGATGTTATTTTTACTATCCCAATCCTATTTTCTCCAGCGTATTTCTGAAAATCACCGACACATATTGAAGACCCATCAGAATAGCTGGCAATTGAATATACATTGTAACTTGCAGAAGGATCCAACGGATTGAATGGTGTATTTACAAATCCATTTGAAACAATATTCACAGGAGTAAAATTAGTAAGTCTTCCGCCATTTACTAATTCTTTTGCTGTTATTTTTCCTTGGAGCCTTGTGTTGTCAAACCAAAAGTTGCCAACTAAAACAAATTTGTCTGAAATTGCGGCTATTGAATTAACTTCTTCATTTAACACACTTGAGCACGTCCCAGGAGCAAATTTTACAGAATCGTAGTAACAAGGATACCCTTGAGAAACGACCGCAAGTTGATCTTCTGCAGCTTTTTGTGCTATAGCAAGGGCTTGCAAATCTGCGTCATCTTGCGAAACTTTTGATCTGTATGTTGCCACGGCATTAACAACAACTGGCCCAGTAACAGAAGGAGAAGGACAAAGTCTTTCTGCTCTATAAGACTGCGTGGAAATAAAAATCGAAGCCACTGATTTTTCGTATCTATCTCTTGTTGTTATAAAATCGTCTGCTCTTTTATAAGAATGGTTTACGCCTTGCTCATCGACGATGCAAACTTTTGTTTCATTTTCTTCACATCTTCCGTCTGAACGCTCTGGATGCGGTTCCATAAAAAGTCTTATGGATTCAACAGCAAGTTGTCCACACCACCTTATAAGAAGACTAAATGCTTTATCAATACTTTCTACATTTTCATTTTCACAAGTTGGGCAATTTTTTTCTAAGTTGCCATATTCAGTAATGACTCTGCGACTTTGTTTTCTTAATTCGCCAAGCTCTTGACTTAAGTCTTCTGTTATGTTTGCTCCTGCATCCTCAATTGAAATTGGCGCAATGATTTCTTTGCATAAAACATTTTTGTAAGAACCGCGCAGTCCCCTATAATCGACCCTTAAAGAAACATCTCCGGCAATTTCAATTAAATTTATGTCGGAGTATAGAAAAACTTTTAAATCGTGGCCATCGCCCATCAACCTTGTTTCAAATTCACAATAAATTGGACGACGAAAGTTCTGCAATTCATTATCAGCCCCAAGTTCAAAAAATGAATCCTCTCGCTCTGGCATGAACGCTTCCCAGATATGATTGTGACTTCCGTCGGATAGTGCGCTGTAGTCCACAGAAGCTGCAAATGCCCTACGTCTGTTTGCTATGTTTGCAGAAACCCATTGCACAGGTCTTATTCCTGTCCACACACTTGACCACGCTGGTATTTTTTCAGCAGAAGCTTCGCTCATTGTGGCATAGTCAAGAACGAATGTTTCTGAATTTAGATTCTCATTGACAGGTGCAGAAACCAGCAAATAATTCTCAAAACTTAAAGAGCATATTCCAGACTGGTCAGAGGCAAGTGATTGTTTGCTGAATGCCATCTCCGCGTCTCTAAAATTAATCTGACTAGTTAAATTTGAAGAGGCTGCAGCATCAGAAGAAACAAGACCACCAGAACTATACCACCACATTAATCCGGATTGAAATGTTATGCTTCTCCCAGCTACGCATCCTGTGCTTGGGAAAAGAATTGATTGAAAATTAGGAGTTGACGCCCACTTTGTTCTGTCTCTTATTCCAGCTTGTATAACTTCGCTCCTGTTTTCAGTAAAAACAGTAAGAATTTCAGCTCTATTATCG